TTTTTCATCATCCCAATCCATTACTTTTCTTTTAACAATAAAAAATTCAATTTCAATTTTATCTAAAGGTATCCCATACTGTTCTGAGAAATATTGTTTATATAAAAGTAATTGATATTGTTTATCTTCATTTTTTTTATCCTGATCCCTCCATCCACGAGTGCTTGTTTTAATATCGATTATTTTAAATGTCTCTGTTTCCTCATGGTACATAACAACATCTAAAAAACCCGCGTATAATATGTTGTTATACATTTTATTTGGCGCAATTACTAATGGTATTTCGCAACCAACTAAGTGCCAACCACGTTTAGAGAAGTACCTGGATCTCTTTTTCTTAAACCAATTTAAAATACCCATTCCATCATCAAAAAATTCCCTCATTTCTTCAGCTGAGGAAAAATGTTGATCTTTGTTTTTCTTGTATTGATTTCGATATTCACCTATAAATTTTTCTTGGAAAAATTCTTCCATATCAATTTCCCTATCTGCTACAGCAAAGGATTTGTCATATGCTACATCTAAATAATGTTGCATAACTTCATGAATGGCCGTCCCAAATACAGTATGAATTGAAGAAGTAAAACGTTTAATTTTATCCTTATACTGTAATTTCCACCTATGGGGGCATCCTCTAAATATAGACATCTGGGAATATGATATATTCTTTTGATATGCATAATTAACGGGTGTTGGAGGATTATTTCTAATCTCCTTTATGATCTTTGGGATTTTTTTAGCCAAACTATTTTTTCCATTTGTTACGGCCAACTAAGAGCCCAATGATGCCATAATTAGCAATATCAATAAATGTATCTTGCATACCTTCGCCTTCAACAAATGATCTACCATTGACCAATAAATTCTTTAAACGTGATATTTTATCAGTTAACCTAATACATAACCCAGTTAGTGAGAATTGTTTATCATCGCTATTATTAACAATATCTCCACCTAAAGCAATGTTGTTTAAACCATAATCCATATGTTTACGAGCAAACATTTCATACATTTCTTTTTGAATTTTTTTAAACTCCTTAGATAATTCGGGATACTCTTTTTCGAATACTTGTACACCTAATTTTGCTGAAACACCTCTTTTGGCATTCATAATTTCTCTATCACTCATTATTTCGTGGTATTTAGTTATTGTATCACCCATTAATTTGGTCTTTACTGTCTGAAAAATATATATTTAATACTGCAAGTCTATCATCGGCATCAACTAGATTTATAAGTGCTTCTTCAGCATTTTTATAAAAATCTTCGGTTGAATGATCTCCAATACCTACTGCTTTATTTCCTAATAATTCAAGTGACAATAATGCTTTAGCTTTATCTGCTTCAGCAGATGTTTTTAACATGGTATATAATTCTTTTGTCATTTTAATAATGGTTTTATTTCTTTTTTATCTAACCCTCTATTCGTTAATATACGATTTATTTCTGGGGTATCCAATATATTTATATATTCTTTTGCTTCTTTAGAAGAACATTCGAAATAATTTTTGATATGGTCTATTAAGTCCTTATTAGGTTGTTTTATCTTAGATTTAATATACTTACTCCATTTATTATTTTTAGGGATAAATTCTTTATAAATAGAATATATCATTCTCTTTTCTTGTGGAGGAAAATCTTGTACATAATTTACTATCTCTAAATAATCGGGGTTCATTGAAATAAATCTGTGGATCATATAACTATTCCAAACCTCCCAATCTTTATCAGAAAATGACTCGACAGGAGGTTTAGTAGTATTAATACATTTTAACCAATCAAAGATATTCTTCATTTAGCAAAGCTCATCTTTCATTTCTTCCCTTAAATCTTTAGGAACCGAATCAGTTAAAATTTTATTGGTTTCTGGATCATAAAATACTGGTATAGGCATAAGTGCATCTTCATCTGTTCCTGCTACAAAACGAGATACTTTACGTAAAATAACCCCTTGTTGAAAAATTGATCCCCCGTTAAAGTTTTTTACCTCAGTAGTATTTTTTAAATCAATTTGAGGGGGTTGTTGTTGTTGTTGCATAATTATTTATTATTTATTAAGTTTTGGATTAACGACATTGTATTTATTTCCTTGTCGATTCGGAAATTAGCTTTATATTGATGTTCATTTATTAAAATAGATGCTGTACCCTCTTTACCTGATAAGTATTCAGATGCACGTTCGTATAATACTTTAAATAATTCATCAAAGTCATCTACATTAGCATCAGCTATAATTTGACGAATCGTTTTAAAATCAGCTTTACCTTTTAATTCAGTAATAATTTTATCCATATAATTTGATGATACTAATACTGATTGGTCTAAGCTAAGATAGAAATCATTTGCCCCACCATCTAAAGTTGATAATTGTATAGTGTTAATACACTTACGTAAATCAGGATAATATTGGTTAACTAAAGGTACTAAATCATTTATATCATGTGAAATTGATTCTTGATTACAAATCCAATGTAAATGTTTAGCAACATCTTTTTTAGTTGGAGGTACAATTTTAAGTACTTGACATCTAGATTGTAGAGGATCAATAATACGCTCTACAAAATTACAGGTCATGATAAACCTTGTCGTACGTGAGAAAGTTTCAATAATATTACGGAGCGAAGCTTGCGCCTGTATAGTAAGAAAATCAGCTTCATCCAAAATAACCACTTTAAGTGGTTTAAAAGAAGCAACGCTTGCAAAGCTTTGTACTTTATCACGAATCGTTTCAATCCCTCGTTCATCAGAGGCATTGATATAAAGATGATCGCAATCAAGATTTTGAACACAAAGTTTTGCCAAAGTAGTTTTTCCTGTACCAGCGGGTCCATAAAATATTAAATTTAAAATATCATTCTGTTCTAAATACTTAGATATTGATTTTTTAATATTTTCATTTCCAACATAGTTTTCTAACTTGGATGGTCTATATTTTTCTACTAATAGGCTATTCTCCGAACTCCCCATATATATTATATGTTTTAATTGGTTCTGGTTTGATTTCTATTTCTTGTTGTTCTATAATATACAATTTACTATTTAAAGGTTCTAATCTATAATGACCTTTAAATCCTGTTTTATGCATATACGCTTCTAGGGTGTCAGTTATACTTTTATAAATTCTCCCTTCTGGTTCATCAGCTAATTGCCACCTGTCCCCAGGTGGCTTTCTATTAGCAATTAACACTTTACCTTCAATTAATTCTGTTTTCATTGTGGTAATATACGAAATTATTTGGACTCAGCCACAGATGCTTTTTTATAATCTGTGATTACTCTTTTAATAGCTTGTGCTGCTTTTCTAGCTCGTGCTTGACTTGCTTTTGTAGTTCCATCATTTTCCGCTGCTAAGATATTGAAATTTGTTTCAATAATCTCAAAGATTTCATTTTTTGTCATTTTTTACTTTTTATTTATTAATTATTAATTATTACATCATCCCCATCATGGATGGATCCATTTGGGGTTGATCGTTATCTTCACTTGGTTCATTTACTACTGTACATTCTGTAAGTAATACTGTACCTGCAACTGATGCTGCATTTTGTAGTGCTGTTCTAGCCACTTTAGTTGGGTCAATAATACCAGCTTCTTTCATATCTACTGTTTCGTCTGTTTTAATATTATATCCTGCCCAAGTATCATTACCTGAATTTACCAACTGGTCTGCTAATATTTGTCCTTTAACCTTATCAAACCCAGCATTGACTAAAATTTGGTTAAATGGTTTAGCACATGCTTCAATTACAATTTGAGCTCCTGTTGTTTTAGCTTCTAGGCCTGAAGATGCATATAATAATGCTGTTCCACCTCCGGGTACTATTCCTTCTTCGATAGCAGCTTTAGTTGCATGTAAGGCATCATCAACTCTATCTTTTTTCTCCTTCATTTCGGTTTCAGTGTTCCCACCTACATGAATAATCGCTACTCCTCCTGTGAATTTCGCGAGTCTTTCTTGAAGTTTTTCTGTTTCGAACGCCGTTGTTGCTTTACTGACTTGTTGTTGTAACTCCTCAATACGTGCTTCAATTGGTTCAATTCCTCCTTTTCCATCTACAATTGTTGTTTGT